AACTTAACTCTAGGTATTTTTATATTTACATTCTCAGCAGACCTAGCTGCATTCGATCTAAAGTAATACAAAGATTTAAGTTTATGCATAGCATACCAATGTACATCATTAACATACTGTAGGTAATCATCATGTACTTCCTGTGGCTCGGTAGCTTTAGGCATGGTAAAGAAAAGATTAACACTTTGACTCTGACAAATATACTGTTGTCGCATGTGTGCATGTTCCACTAGATATATCTGATTGATCTCTGGAGCAGTTTTAAATATCTCCTTCTCGTCTTCGTCTAATATATCTAAGTGTTGCACAGAACCACTAGCTCCTGTTATATCTTTCCATACCTTTTCTCTCTCTTCTACGTTAAGTCCTTTCTTCTTTAATAACCTTTCTAAGTATTTGTTTTTGACTTGGTAGCTTCCTGAGAGCGTCTTGTGCGTAAACGAGTTAGCACGAAATGGTTCAATACTAGGGGAAGTTCCACCACATATAATACTAGAACTGGCATTAGGAGCGACAGCCAACAAATTAGCATTACGCTTATTGCTACCATGTACATCAGGAGCTTCCCCACGTTCTTCACCAAGTCTCTTGGTAGCTTTCGTAGCTTTTCTTTTGATGTGCGAAAACATGACATGGTTATTACTAGTTGACTGTAAGCTTTGAAACGGAAGCCCTTTGCTTTGGAGATAAGAATGAAAGCCCATCGCTCCAAGCCCCAACGACCTCTCTCGGTAAGCCGAATAAGCAGCTTTGACCAATCCTTCTTTTTCTTCTCTAACATAATTTTTAAACCTCTTAAAGTTTGCATTGTAGCCACCTAGTCCTGAAGTATCTACAATCGCTTCGATAAAATGTTCTAATACATTATCGAGCATAGTTATTAAATCATCTATGAATCGTTCCTTCTTCTTCCACTTATCAAAATGTTCTAAGTTGACACTAGATAAACAACACACAGCAGTTCGTTCCTCATTAGTAGGTAATACTATTTCAGAACATAAATTACTTTGATTAATTTTTAAGCCTAAATCTTTTTGTTCTTGTGGTAAGGACTCATTACACCTATCAATGTTAATCATGTAGGGTTCACCTGTCTCGGCTCTGGCATTTAATAATTGCCACCATAAATCTCTAGCACTAATAGTCTTGATAGCTTCTCCTGACTTAGGATCAATCAATCGCCACTCTTCATCCTTTCTTACAGCTTCTAAAAATTCGTCAGTTATATTAACTGCGTTGTGAATATTTAAACACTTCCTATTTATATCACCACCAGATTCCCTACGCATATTGATAAACTCTTCAATCTCTGGATGCGATATGTCTGAGTAGGCTGCATAGCTTCCTCGTCTGGTAACACCTTGATTGAAGGCAAGCATCTCCGAATCTACTACGTGCATAAACGGTATAGATCCAGTACTCCTGCTGCCGTTAGAAGTATCCACGCCGTTACTCCTAACATCTCCCCAATATCCACCAATGCCTCCACCTCCACTTGCGAGCCATATGTTTTCATCATAGTGATCAGATAAACCACCCCTAGAATCAGGAATATAATTAAGGAAACAAGAGATAGGTAGACCCCTACTGGTTCCCCCGTTAGAAAGTATAGGAGTACTGAAGCTAAACCAATTATTACTAGAGTATTCGTAAAGCTTCTGTCCAAGATTAAAATCAGTATGTCCCTTATAAGTAGCACCAAATATACTGGCCCTCGCAAAAGCTTGTTGAGCATGTGTTTCTCCTTCCCATAAATATCTATCTTTTAAAGTTTCTTTACTAAAAGTATCTAATAGATTTTCTTTATCATAATCAATATGAATACCTAAGTATGGTTGCAAACCTACCTCATCTATTGTCATCTTTGTTTCCTTTTCGTTTACTTCCTTTACTAAATTTCCGCTGCTCTTTAGATTTAAGTTTATTTTTTTTCTTTAAATATTTCTCTATCCTTTCAGCTTTTCTATCCCACATTATTTTATGTCCCTACAATGTTTATTAGTTTATTTAAATACCAGCTTGCCTTTCGTAAATCTTTAATATTATCTTTGGATCTAAATCTCCAAACATATTTTAATACATTAGCACGAACATAACCTTCAAACTCTTCCTTGGTTGAGGCAGCTTCAATAGCATCAATACATTCTATCCTACCTTGATTGTAATGAGAAGGACTATTGATATTATTGTAACCTTCTAAAGTTTTCATATGATTATCAAGCAGTTCTCCCTTTACTTTCTGATCAAGCATTACTCCCTGTTTATATAGTTTTGCTTTAGCTTTGGCTTCACGATCTAACTCACCATCAGTCTTAGGGATCGTATTAAACTTATTAGCAATAGCATCCCATTCATCGGGCGTTGCGTCGTTTATACTAGTCATCGTTCCTCCTCAGAAATTGTTCACTCTGTCTATAAGTTTCATCTATCCAATCACTAGGTATACTCTCTTCAGAGAACCACCTAAAATCATTAGCCC